GTTTCATCACTATGAAAATAATTGCTAATGGAGTAAAGCAACCAATTAAGATAAGTGGATTCATTTGTGGCTCCTATGAAAAGGTTCCCAGTGCTCCCATCCATATTTATGGACTGCCCACATACCTAGGATGGGAACAAAGACTAAAGCAAAAGACATTACTGCTAGAGCAAGTGGATTCTCCATAGTATGTCTAACGAATAATTGTACGTGATGTATCATGCTGGATAATCCCAAGTAGTTATTCTTTCGGTTTTGTACTGCGGACCCCAAGTGTTACCATGATAAATGAAAGGAGTAGTCCTAATCGGACAAGTGTTACCAGTACATAAAAGGTCATCTACAATCCTCCATGATTCCATTACTTCATCTGCATGTACAAAGTGTGATTGATCTCCATTAATAGCATCATAAAGAAGCTTCTCGTAACCATCTATTGCTCTGTCCTGTGGATAGGAGTGGGTGAGTGTTGCCAACTCCAAGTTGTCATTGAGCCCAGGTGACTTAATATCCATACGGATATCGAGATGAGGATTAGGCTGTAAGCGCATGACAATACGGTCGTTGATTTCTCCTTCATATAGTTTTAGTGGTGGTGCTTTGAGTTTGATAACTACCTCCACACATTGGTAGGGGAGTTTCTTTCCTGTCATGACATTAAAAGGAACTCCCTCCCAACGCCAGTTATCGACGAATAAAGTGCCAGCAAAATAGGTAGGAGTACCACTGTTAGGATCAACGCCCTCTTCGCTACGGTAGCCATCGTATTGTCCTAAAATAATGTTCTCTGATAGTCTAGTAGCGGATAAAACTTTTGTCTTCTCTCTTCTGACTTCTTTTGCTGACATTTTGCTTGGAGGTTCCATAGCAATCAATGCCAACACTTGCAGAATATGATTCTGCAGCATATCCCTGACAGCACCAGCGGTCTCATAATACTGGGCACGACCCTCACATCCAAATGTTTCGGTTGCAAAGATTTGTACTTCTTCTACATACTGGCGGTTCCAAAGTGGTTCCAAAAGAATGTTGCTGAAACGAGTAGCAAGTATGTTATTGACAGTATCTTTACCAAGATAATGGTCAATGCGATAGACTTGTTTCTCGCGTAGATGTCTAGCAACCACAGCTGATAAATTATCAGCAGATTTATAATCGTGCCCAAAGGGTTTTTCAATAACAACACGCGAGAGTTCTGGGTTGTTGAGGAGTCCTGCTTCTTTGAGATTGATGATAGCATTCTCATAGCGTTCTGGTGGTACAGATAAGAAGTAAGTTGAATCATCTGCATCTGGAAGATTTTTCAATGAATCTGGATTATTCAGATCAGTGCTAATCCAATCCAGACGATGGAGAAAGTCTTCAGGATACTCTCCCAAAGATTCCACCCATGTTTGTTTTGCGATCTCACGACGAGATGTCCCTACAATCACAAGATTACTTGGAAGTAAATTTTTCTTGTGTAGTTTATACAGAGCAGGGATTAGTTTCTTCTTTGCCAGATCTCCAGTAGCACCGAAGATTACTATCTGGTAAGTAAGTATTTCAGTGTGCGGTTCCGTTTCCATCATAGTCGTCCGAGTCGTAGTAGTCATTCTCACCTTTTCGTATCCCGAAATATATCGTGGATAATACAAATGGTATTGCCAACCATTTAAGTGCTTCACCTAACATCATGACCACCAAACATTGCTCTCATTCCGTTCAGAACCTTGGCCGTGAAAGCACCAAGACGGCGCGACTCAAAACGTGCCCACAGCGCACTGCTGATAACAGGAATGGGTACGCCAAGATCCACACCAGCGTGAACCGTCCAACGACCCTCACCAGAGTCTGATACTCCACCATCGAACTTGCCAAGCTCTCTATCGCGCCGTAGAACATCAGCGGTAAGATCAAGTAACCAAGACCCAACCACAGAACCACGACGCCATAGCTCAGCCACTTCAGCAACATTAATGTCGTAGCAATAATCGGCAGGGTTGTCCATTGGCGCAACTTCTGCGTCTCCTGCTTTGACATACTTGGCACCTGCGTTTGCTTCGTGGAGAATATTAAATCCTTCGGCATATGCTTGCATAATGCCATACTCAACACCATTGTGGACCATCTTGACAAAATGACCTGCTCCTGGTCCACCACAATGCAACCATCCGTGCTCTGCTTGTGTTACCCATGAGTTAGGTTGAGTCCTGGGGGCAGAATCAATTCCTGGGGCGAGGGCATCAAAAATTGGACGACAAGTGGTGACCGCAGTATCTCCGCCACCAACCATAAGACAGTATCCACGGTCCAGACCATAAACACCACCACTAGTACCACAGTCAATATACGCGATGCCAAGTTTTGCAAGGCGCTCGGCTCTTTTCCGACTGTCCTTAAAATTGCTATTGCCATGATCAATAATAATATCGCCTTCACGACAAAATCGTAGTAAGTCATTGAGGGTATCCTCTACAGTTTCTGCTGGAACCACCATCATGAAGATGCCTGGTTGTGGAAAACGTAAAGTTTCTCCAGACTTCTCTCCATATGATTCTTTAGTCTTAACTATTTGAACAAGGCTTTCCAAAGAAGTGGTATATCCACTGATATAACCCTTCTCATATTGCTCATTTGCTTTTTTAACATTGTTGCGATAACCATGAACTTCATGTCCTGCTGCGATAAGACGGCGAGACATACCCTCACCCATCCTACCTAATCCGATCATTCCTACTTTCATTTGTCTTTAAATAAATCTTCTATTTGCTTACGAGCGTTATCCATCTTTTTCTTTTCACGCTCACAATGCCTATAACCACGTTTGCCTGTCATAATCAATGTCCCCTGATAGAACATTGTGGCAGCAAACACCAATAGTAAAACAATACCAATTAATTCAGGGTAATGTTGAGCCATGGTAGTACAGGGGGTATTACTCCGATAAGTCGAAGAAGACCTTCAGCAAAAAGTGCAAGAACAACCCAACCAACACACATACTAATAATCGAAGCATTCCGATTATGACGGCGTATGGCAGCATCGATCATCTCCTGCACTCTTTCTTCGGTTAATCTTTCGGGTGGATTCACCCCCTTGCCCCAGTCTTTAAACATTAGTTTACATGCACAGTACCGATCATGCCTGCACCTTTGTGAGGACCACACCAGTAAGTGTAGTCTCCTGCTTCGGTAAAGGTCACATCAAACTCTTCACCAGGCATCATAGCGAGACCTTCGTGAGAGATTTCTGGGTGATCTTCTACAACCACATTATGGGGTGGTAGCATGTTGTTTACAAAGTGAACTGATTCTCCTGCAGCAATTGTTACTTCTGCTGGTTCGAAAACGAGGTTACCGTCGTAACCCATCTGAACATCAACTGCCCATGCGGGTGCTGCCAGGAATAGTGTTGCAAGAAATGCGAAAATAAATTTCATTCTTTTGTCGAATATTGATCTTGATAAGTTTTGAGCTTATTGATCAAGTCATCATATTGTTCCCACATCCATTCACTACCAGTATTCTCTTGATAGAGTTTACAGGCTGTGATTAAACGTGTTATATCTGTGTCGTTGAGACGCATTTTCATATCAAAACTCACTTACTAATTATAGGTTCCCTATGTAATAATACACAATTTTAACAATATTTTTACAGTTATGTCAGCAATTCCACGCACGAAGTGACTTATTGATGCGAGAGTCCTTATCGTTAGCAGTTTTTTTGCTGGTTAATTTCTTCTTCATGCCCTTCATTCGAGCGCAGAAGGATGCCCTCCTGGGATTTCCAACCTTCTTGCTTGGTGCTTTGAGGTCAGATCCTGGATTTTCCTTCTCATAAGACTTTCGTCCTTTTTCGTTGAGTCCTCCAGATTTGTTCTGTCCTGATTTTTTTGTCCAGGCTGCTCCTTCGGAGATGTCATGCCTTAACTGTTTGAACGACTTCATATTTATCACCCAGCAACAACAGAAACTTCGTCTACATAAACTTCGAGACCATTACTTGTATCACCTTGAGCAGAAACTTTTGCTGATCTGGAAAGAGTTGCGGAACCAGTGAATGCTGCTAAAGCACTGGTGTTGGCATTAACAGTAATTGATGTTCCGCTAACAGCAGTGATCTCTACATGAGTGATAGCAGTATTGTATCCAGCAACTGAAGATCCTGTGAGAGTTGCATAATCGCCAACAGCAAAAGGTTGACTATTTCCTTCGGCAGTTAATACACATGATGTTGCTGCTGATGCTGCAATAATATTTGCTCTTTTAGGAGAATGTCCCTTGACAATAATTTCAGTTCCAGCAAGAATATGACCAGCATCAGGATCTGTTCCTGCATCAGGATTTCCGTTAACAGAAAAATGAGCTGGTTGTGCAGCTGCATTTGAAATTCTGTATAAACCAGTTTTAATAATGTGTCCAGTGCTATTAATTACAGCATCGGCATTATCTGTCAGATCACCAATGTGTTGAACTACTTTAAAGATTGCCATTAGTCTTCTGCTTTTTCTTTATTTATTTGTTTGAGCATTTTTTGAAGGTCTGCTGTACTACCAACAAATAGATTGTTTGTGGTGTTATTAGTCTGCTTCTTGGTGGGTGCCTCAAGGTCCTTCATCTTTTTCTGTAGATCAATCAGTTTGTCAGTGGTGTCTGCAACCTGCTTCATAGCGTTCACAGCGACTTCATACGCTCTAGGGTGCCCTGACTCCTGCGCCACCTCTAACGCCCCGTTGAGCGCCTCCTGACCCTTATCTATGAGGTTGTAAAGCTGTGCTCTAGAATATTCATAGTCTTTACTTTGATCATCCTTGTCCTCTTTCTTGGGGGCGGGCTTGGATGGTTTAGATTCTTCGACTGGTTCGATGTCTGTAGTTTCAACTTCGATATCAAAGATATCTTCCATGTTCTTTTCAAATTCGTTCATAGCAATTCAATCCCCTCGTTAAATCCAAAGTCATCTGTGCTGACAACCAGTGCATCGTCAGCAGCATCGATAACACCATCATTGTTTTTATCTTCCAATGCTTTTGGTGTGTATGTAAGTGCAACTTCTCGTTTGTTCTGATCAGGATCTCCAATTGATTCATATACAGTTGCCTTCTTGATGAGACCACTGTTGCTGTAAGGACCGTAGATGTAAGATTTGGCGGTGAAGTTAAGAGTCCAAGTAATAAATCTTCGGTTTAAGAAGTCCCCATCCCAGTCATCTTCGTGGTTAATACCATTAAGAACAATAGAGATGTCTTTCTTTTCATTCATATCACTGATCATATTGACCGTGATATTAAAGTTAGGTTGGAAGTATGGTAAGATCTGTTCAAGAATCTGTAGTCCATCATCCTGCGATTTAGAGATAATGCCAAGTTCAAACTCCATATTATATGGAACAGGAACATACTGCATCTTAATTTCAGTTCCATCATCACTGATGACTGTTTTATATTTCTGTGTAGGCGCAGTCTTTCTCGCACCATCATAGTTAATACCAGTCATCTCAAAGTAGAGACGTGGTAGAGTGATAGCGACTTTCTTGTCAACGTCAGGATTCTGCTCAAGACGTGTCAAGAATTTATTCTTGGGACCATAAGCCAGAGGAACTTTCTCTGCCTCAATCACATCACCAGTTGATGGATCTTTTTTTCTGATCTCAATGTTATTGAATAATGTTCCGAAACCGATTACTGTTTTTCTAATCGCCTCGTTATAAAAATGTGGACCTAACATCAGAACTCACCAGTTACTTTACCATACTCACCGAATGGATTCCTCTCGGTGAAGTCGAGAAGATCATCAGCTGTTGTTTCAATATATTTATTGTCGGCGTATTCAACGTTTTCCAGTGTCAAGTTATCGACATTAACGCTGTCTTGGACAACGCCACTTTCAGATCCAGTGATGGTCTCTCCAGGGGTAAAGTTACCGTTTCTATTGATAAGTGTAAGTTTGTGATTATCTCTATCCCAGAATGATACTTCGGCAGTTGTGCCAGTAGTTCCACCAGTTACTGTCTCGCCTTGAATGTAATGTGTAGTAGCCGCTGGATCCATATCAATAGTAATTGAAGGTGCGAAGATCTCTTCAATCTCATCAATCTCTTCGATGCCAGTTTCAAACTCATCGTTACCAAGCTCATAGATCTCGGCAGTCATTGTATAGATATAGTTCTTACCTAACTGATAGAAGGGTGCTTCTCTTTCTACAAACTTGATCTCGTATAGATCTTCGGTAAGAGGTAGATAGATTAGATCTCCCTCGTTAGGTCTGCCATCTACAGTAGTGATGTCAGCAAACTCTTGGAATACTTGACTCCATCTGTTCTGCGAGACAACCATTGTAATCTCGTCAGTGATACGCAAACCAAACTTGCTGATAAATTCTGATGGTGCTGATCCAAAACCCTCTACGTTGATCAGCAGCATCTCGATCATGTATTGAGTCTTGAACTCTGAATACAATACATCATTGAGGGGAATATCCTTAATCATCTTCCTTGGAAGATAATAAACATCACTACCGAACAATCTAATCTGTTCGTCAACTAAACTTTGGATAAGGTTTTGCTCGGTGTTAACACCACCGTGCTGTGGAAAATAGATACTCTTCATCCGATCATATCCATTGGGGGGAGTTCATAATAGGTTGCGCTCTTCTCCATGAGAGCGTCAATCTCTTTCTGTGCATCCTCAAACAACTGTCTGCCGTTAAGTGATACACCACCAGGCAGTTGTACGTTATTGAATTTGATTAGGTTCTGACCCCATTGTCTCTTAATTAATGCCGTCAGATATTGCTTGACAAAGCTATCATTGTATACTTGAGTGTAGTCATCTGGGTTTAGATAACGATAGCATTCGATTAAAAGATAATTTCCTTCAGCCAATCTTGATTGATCAATATCGATGAACAAACGATCTTGTCTTTGGTTGAATCTAAACTGTACTAAAGCTCCAGTGTTGACAACCATGTCAAGAGTCTCGAAGTATTGACGAATCATAAAGTAGTTCGTCATGTCAAAGTTGCCAAAAGCAAAACCTGATGAGAACGAGAAGATATCCATCAGGAAGTATTGATTGCTCAATCCAAATAGGTCATTACGAACCCAGTTAGAAGAGACACCAAATACTTTTGAGATCCCAACTACATGCTCTGGAATCTCAATAAAGTTATTTCTATTCACCCATGTCGCTGCATCGGGAGCAAGCGTCGATGTTGTTTCATTAGAAGATTCAAATCGTGTTACATCATCTGCTGTAATCTCATGTTTGAGATACATCTTTTCAACGCCATCAAAATGACGCTCTCTATAGTATTGGAAAGCGTCATCAATTAGGTCATCCAGCTGATCATCATCTACGTTAATTTCAAGAACTGGATGACCTAAACGCCTCAAGCAATACTCTTTAAGTTCTGCTCTCGATGCGGGTTCTGCCATTAGTTACTCCTTATGCCTGTGCTTCGGACCAGCGAACGTTGATCGTTGCATTAATTGGATTACCAGAAGTTAGGTATGCGTTGATCGCTAGTACGTCTGGACCGTTGGGGAATGTACCTCTACCACCGATTGGGGTGTTGGTAAGTTCCTTCAGTTCGGAAAGATCGATGGCGTCTCTGTTACCAGGAGATGCTGTGAATGCAAATACCTGTTCTCCAGGAATTGCGGCACCAGTCAGTGGTTCGAATGTATATGTTGTTGTGCCTGCGTTACCTGCTCTAGTTCTGTCGGAGAACTGAATCCATGTTGTACTGCTGTTTCTTCTGAAGATGTTAACAACCGTAGTACCTCCTCTCAAGTCACCACCAGTAACAGACCAACCAATCTGTACACCACCGATGTCTGATGTATTGAAGAAGACATAGTTAGAAGAGTAGTTCTGGCTTCCAGCGTTAGTAGCACTAATAGGAGCAGTACCGCCGACGAATGTAATATCACCACCAGATGCAATCTGTGCGAATGATGGTTGTCCACCTGCACCGCCCGTATTCAAACCTGCCCAGGTAACGTCATTTGGATTAGTTGGGTAGTTCTTGGGATTTAGAACACCCTCAATAATAACACCTTGAGAGGACGTTCCACCTTGGGTGGTAATCTCAAGATTCTTGAGAAGAAGCTGTGCTCTGTTGATCAGTTCTCTTTCACCTAGATCACCAGTGATAGCGTTGGAAACACTAGGTGATAGTCTGATCAAGAACAGAGTAGATTTCGTAGTTGTGATCTCAATTTCTTTTTCCTGATAGTTGAACAGGTATCCACGATCTTCATCGAATCCACCATCAGTCAGGAATGCAGAACCCCAGTGATTAATCTGTGGAGTCGCAGTATTTGTCAGTAGAATAACACCAGTGTTTACACTGTGTGCTGCAGCTTCGCCTGCTGTGTAAGATCTTTGAGATCCAGCAGCAAAGTTTGTAAATGTTGCTGATCTGGTCAATCCTGTTAGTGTAGAATTTTGTTTATTGGTATATCTAATAATTTCGTTGTTGATCAAAACAGTTCCGCTGTTGGGGAACAATTCTGATCCATTAGATTGTAACTGTAAACTATCAGTTTCTGTGGATGTTAATAAGGTATTGAGTCTTCCTCTAGCACCTTCATTGATGACCTCATAACGAACAGGGAGGTTACCAGAACGCATAAATGCTTCGTTGTTTCTGTTGTTATTTTTCAGTCTATGTAAGAAGATAAAGTTACCAGAAGGACCACGTAGCATCCAGTCAATAAATCCAGCACCATACCATGTATACTGGAATCCGATCATCTGCATTCTGTTGATCTCGATGTTGTAACCAGACTTACCAGTTCCATCACATTTGTCAATGTTCCATCTATCTTGTGGAATAATAATTTCTTTAGTCAATGCGGCTTTAACATTAACTGCGGGTGAGACACCTCTAAAGTCTGGATTTACAAAGAGTCTAGTATCGTTATCAATTTTTGTAATAACATGAGACATTCCACGGATAACTAATCTTTGACCAACAGATAACTGTTCTGTAAATTTGGTATTATTTCCGAGGATAGTGTTATTGCTAGGTTGAGCAGTTACAGTTCCTGCAATTTGGAATGTAGAAGATCTCAATCCAACTGCAAGGTTTGTTCCATCATACTGGAAGAAAATACCATTCTGATCATCAAATGCACCAGCACGAACAGTAGCACCTTTCCATCTATAGAGAGCTACTGATGGCTGATCTCCAAATGCTGCTTGTGTGAGTGCTAAAGGTTGTTGTGCAATAACAGTAAAAGTAATTTCATCTACAATCGATGCAACCGTATAATGATCATTATATCCAGGAGTGTTCAATCCTAGTAGTTGAACTTCTGCACCTACTTGAAGACCGTGATTGAGGTCATCAGTAACAACAGTAATAATACTGCCAACCGCAGTTCCATCAGAGGTTACAGATCTCAAGTCATATGATGGTGCAAATAGAGCACCAGTGGTATACATGATACCTTTACCAGATTGATATCTGATGTACTTTTTAGATTGACGAACAGACTGTGCGCCATGTGCAGGAGAACCTGTTCCTAACTGCACACCACCATCAAAAGGTCTGTGAGTATAGAAGCAGTCTGTTCTTGGGTATACTCTACCTGTTATTCCTGTGGAAACAGTTCCAGTAGATCTAACGACGTATGCGAGTTGATTGAGAGCGGGAACTTCGTCTACAAAGAAAGGTCCAGATGCCAAATCATGACCAGATCCATTAGAAGTAATCGCGCAAAGAATAGTATCGCCAGGAACTAGACCGTGGTTTGAATTGAATTCAACAAGAATTTTTGCGATGGCCGCATATGTAATATTAGAAGCATTTCCAATTACGTTAGATGTAGCAGAACTCAAAGAAATTGCTGGGAAGAATGCAATCGAATCTCCAGAGACTGGAGTACCAGTAGCAGTAATTTCTGTAATAGCTCCAGTGTCATCTACGTCTGTAACTGTAATTACAAGATCATTTGTCGGGGAAGTACCACCAAGAGTCACCCCAGGAATATTGAATTGATAACCAATTTTATATCCTTCTCCAGATGCACTAATTTCTGGTTGATATGAAGAGCTGATAATTCTTGGTAAGAATAGGGCATTAAATGCAGTTGGGTTTGCTACGTAATTAATGTAAATTTGGTTACCATCCCAAGGAGTTCCCGAAGCTGTAATTCCTGTGATGCCACCAGAAGCGTTAACTGTCTGCACTGTAATGGTTAAGTCATTTACGGTATCAGTACCGCCAAGTTGAGATCCTAGAATTGTAATTGTGTCTAGGTTTGCATATCCAGAACCTGGATTTGAAACAGTTACATTATAAGCAGGAGTTGTTGACGAAGATTCATTTGGAGTAACATTTTGTGTTGTTAAAGTTTGAGTATCTGCTGGATTTCCACCAGCATCTTCTGTCAGCACAGAGCATGTGAATGCCGTTCCAGGTACTAAAGCAGTGACTAATAATGTTGAACTATCTGATCCAGTGCTTGCATAAACAGTAGATGAATTTGTGTTTATATCATTGATAAGACCATTTCTTACCGCAGTGATTGTGTCACCAGATTGTGCTGTGTAAGAGAATGTATTACTGCCATCAATAGTTACATTGAAAACATCATTTACTTCAATAACACCACCAACCACAACTTCATCTACTTGAGCAGTTGATTGACCAGTACCAATTCTTTCGACTGTAAATGCAGAGTTGAATCCTGTTCCAGAAGTAGAAGATTGCTCTACACTAGTGTATGTAGAACTGGATGGAATTGCTACACCAGTCGCACTGAATGTTAAGATTTCTCCGCTAGCTCCAACTGTATCAATATGAATAGTAAGATCATTTAATGGAGACGTTCCTCCAAGAGCATTACCATAAATTACTAGATCTTCACCAGCAAAATAACCTTGACCAGCATTTTGTTGGTCATTTGACGCAGTGCCATTAACAGTGAAAGTTAAAATTTCACCAACAGCTCCTACCGTTTGAATTGTAATTGCCAGATCATTAATTCCATCAGTGCCACCAAGATCGCTACCTAAAATGGTAATAACTTCTGTGGCAGAGTAATCTTGACCAGTGTTACCTAAAAATACATTGGCATAAGATGGCGATGCTCCACCAACTCTCTCTACATTAAATGTAGCTTGAGTGCCAAGTCCAGTATAAGTATAGTTACTGATATTATTGTAGAAATTTTGGGGGTTGATAATTACTGTGGAATAAGATCCATTCTCTCTAGTAACATCAAATGATGCACCACTTCCCTGTCCAAAATTAATAGTAGATCCTGATGTTGGTTGTGAAATAAAGCTGTTACCAGTTTTACTTACAGTATATGGAGAAGACAATGTAACAGTAGTACCTTCGATGTTAGTTACATAGATGGTCGTACCATCACCATTATCTAATGCAGCACCAACTTCAATAGTAGATGTATCGTTAAAAACAATTTCTGATACTGGAGCTGTAAAACTATTTGTAATGTTTAGAGTTGAATCTACGTCAATAACTGCTGTTACCTGTGTTCCAGATGGAATTCCTAATCCAGTAAGAGGGGCACCGATAGGTGGCAATGTAGAAGCAGTAGAAACGCCCAATCTAGTAGATCCAGAGGCAGTTGATCCTCTTGTTAGAAAACTACCACTAGCACCTTGAGACTCTACTGTGAATGTTGGAGAGTTTCCAATTTCTGCGCCAGTGTAGAAACCAGCTTCTTTGAGAACTGTGAACGTGCTTCTTAATTGAGTAGCAGGAGAAGTTCCTACTTTTGCTTTTGCGTAATATCTAAATTGAGTTGATGTAGGAACAGAGTCGATAATAAATGATCCTTCTGCCTTTGAGAAACCAACAACAGAATCATCCAAACCTTTGACTGATACAGGATCTCCTACATTTAAGTTGTGATCTAGAACGGTATCTACAGTAATTAGAGAAGGACCAATGCCGCCAGAGCCTTGAGAAGCATCCGTTACAATGTTTATAACAGCAATATCAGAACCAGGAACTTCGTAGATAGAAGGATAACCACGCAGCAGGTCAAGAGACTGCCACTTGGTTGGTTGGATACCATACTCAAAGTCAGCGTCAATCATCGATTGAGGTTCTGCAAACCTCATACGTTCGATAGCATCAGTACCAAAGTCGTATGGACGCATCTTCTGCTCTTCCGCTTCGACAAAGATTTGAATCTTGTCGGTGGGAGCGTGTGAAGATGTATCATATAAAAATGTAATAGTAGTTACGCCATTGGAAAGCGTATTACTATATGGAAAATCAGGATCAGAACCATCCGTTGTAGATGTAAATTCTGTTGAAATTGGTAGGTTGGGATCGCTAAAATTATATAAGAAAATATTTTTTGTAGCATTGGTGATCAATAGAATTTGATCAACATCTACCTTATCAAGGACTTTCAGTGTGCCGACACCAGCGATACCTGGGGAGAATACATAGTCTCTAATTTGTCGTTTTGCCATTTATAAACTCCGTTATTATCCTAGTGCGATAGAGAATGCTACAACTTTACTATCGACGTACCTACGATTAGTCGCGTCCGTCGCGGCAGATGGATCTGCCAGATTCGTTACTTTATTATTTAGAAGATTCAGGTTGCCTCCAAAACCTCCTTGAAGGTCGAGAGTACCAGCTACAGTAAGGTTTCCTGTATCAGAGTCAACAACTAATTTGTTGTTTCCTACAACAAGATCTCCAGAAGTGGTTACTGACGAAGAAATCAAAGAACCTGAAGTCAGAATATTTCCTGTTGTATCTGAAATAGAAGCAAGAGTGCCTCCTCCTTCCCCAGAAGATTTAATTGATAATGGACCAGTTAAAACTAGAGGAGCCGACGCTGCTGTTGTACCAATAGATAATGTTTTTTCAGATACAACAGGTTCTTTAAAGAGAGAAGTTCCTCTAACTTCTAATTCTGATCTTAATAAAGAATTTCCACCAACATCCAAATCGCCAGCAACAGTAAAGTCTGTGCTAACTACAGAGTAATTAAATTTAGCATACACCGAAAATGCTAAATCTGGATTATCAGAATAAGCAACAATAGATTGATTGCCTCTTACTTTAATCTCTGTTCTTTGGTATGAAGTTCTTGGTACAATGTCGGTGTTGTATTCAATATATTGGTCTGTAGTAATAGAAGATCCAGCATTTTCGTCACTGATGGCAACTCTAAATCTTCCATTTGATGGACCTTGATTAGAAACAAAGAGACTTAACAGAGCTTCTTCGCCATCAGGAACTGTATATAATACTGTATTTGTTTTTGGAGTTAATTTTGCGGCAGATACAAAACCTGTATCAGTTGGATCATCTTGAACCTGACCATGAATAATGAAATTAGTTAAAGGAGAATCTGCCCAAACTACCAGACTCTGTTCATTGCCATAATAAATGAAATCACTTTCATAACTTTGTCCCTCTGCAATTTGGTAATCGTATAGAATATAATTTTCTGGGTTGAATTGAGTAATGCCGCCAGAAGACACACCGATTCTAACCCTTACTGGATATGGATCTCTGTGAGTTACTACGATTTTACCTTCTACAACTTTACCAACAGGTGCAGTGTGAAGAACTTCTCTTGTTTTTAACGCTGGAACAAGAGACGCTAAATAACCAAAAGTGGGATTAGACATCTTGTCGTCGCTATAGTCCTTTTATGTTATACTTATTTATACTGTCGTAATTAGCATGAAACTGATCACTGGATATAATGGCTTTATTGGATCATACTTCATCAAGAAGTATACAAATTTTCTTGGACTTGAGCAGCACAACGCATCTCACATTATCGAAAGATTTACGAAGTGGGATGAAATTGATGAGATCATTCATATGGGAGCGATCTCATCTACGACCGAAACTGATTTAAATAAACTGCATTATTATAACGTTGACCTTACATTACAATTATTTAATAAAGCAATCGAATATCAGATTCCAGTAAAGTATGCTTCTTCGGCTTCTGTGTATGGAAACAGCACTGATGGATCAATGAATCCTTTGAATTTTTATGCCCTGACAAAAACTCAAATTGATTATTGGGTTCTTGATAACATCGATAGATTTGAAAGTATTCAAGGATTTAGATTCTTTAATGTATATGGTCAAGGTGAAGAACACAAAGGCAATCAGCAAAGTCCTGTTAGTAAATTTGTTCAACAGGCAGAAGAAGAAGGTATCATCAAAATCTTTGAGGGTTCTGATAAGATGATGCGAGACTTTGTGTGGGTTGAGGATGTTATTGATGTTGTCGTTGACAACGAGGCACCTTCTGGAATATATGATATCGGATCTGGGCATACAATATCATTCAAAGAAGTGGCTGAAATCATCGCAAAAAAATACGGGGCGGAGATCCAAGAGATCCCCTTCCCCGAACATTTAAAAGGTAAGTATCAATACGAAACCAGATCTGCAGGACACTGGATCGGTAAAAAATTTATGACCGTGGAAGAATATGTCAATCTCCCTTCACCACCCGATACGAGTCAGACTCAAAGTGAGTCGTAGAGAACTCATATAATTCAGAATCTTCCAAGGCAATCATTTGATGCCTCATGCCCCTGGGAACCTCAAAAGGGATTCCAGGGGTTAATACTATGCGATCTGCTGTGTACTGATCATCATCGAATCCGTAGTACAGATGAATTTTACCTGAATGTAAATAAAAAGTTTCGTGCTTCAATTTGTGGTAATGCCAAGAGCACTTCTTACCCGCTTCGAAGAAAAGGAGCTTGCCGCAATACTTTTCGTTATTAACAATCCATTTCTCGTACCCCCAACCTTTGGGGACATGTTTAATCAAAATATCTGACATCGGTCACCCCCTTATCGTCAATGTATATATCCCCAGATGGTTTACCCATGATCAACTCATGGTATTTGCATCCCCACTTTTTGAGTTGATTTTCGGTCATGGTATAAAACTCTGTGTAAGCTTTATGAGCGTTACCCTGGTGCCTTCCCATTCCTCTTGCAGTGAAGTATTTGATATAATGTCCTCTATTATACAACTCATTGATATGAGAGATTCTATCCTCTAATGGAACACTAAATTCGTAACCATTACTGCTGGTACAGATAGTACCATCAATGTCAATTACATAAATCATTTACATCATCCTCTGATAATACATAAGTTCCTGGGTTGGATACAGCAATAGCAGCTGCTCTGTTGGCAAAAGGAATAGCAGATTCCATAACACCACGGTTGAGGTAATGGAATACTAGAGCAGATAAGAACGTATCACCAGCACCTGCTACATCAAACACAGGGACTTTAGTTCCAGGATACAATCTACCTTTGAAGGTAGCACCTTCAGATCCTTTTGTGGTAATCAAAAAAGGATACTCTCCTTCCAACTTCTGTGCTTCTCCATCATTTAGTTTGATGAAACACTGCCTTGGTAGATTAGTCTTTTTACTATCAATAAAGACAGGTCTCTTGAACCAGTCACATAGTTCAAAGATCTTCTCTTCAGACAAGAATCCTTTATTGTAATCGGAAATAACCATGGCATCGAAGTCTTCTTTTGGCATCTCCCATTCAAAAGGCTTTACTTCATCGTGCTCATCTAATCTCATAATCTGTTGATTAGATTTTTCATCGACAAATCTAGTCTTGATTGGCATCTCCTCATTGGTCATGATATAAACCTCTATACCAAAAGCCATAAGGTTCTCTCTGACGTTCCATGCCATTCCTCTGGTCTCTTGTACCCTAGTCTTCTCAAGGACTGGTACAGGACCTTCTGGACTCAATCTAGAGCACTTGCCATACACATATCTATCGATACACGAATCACCGATAAGTAATACCTTTAACTGTTTGGGTGGTGGAGTAATCCCCGAGTCTATCGAAAAACCGAACTGATTTGGCATACTGTGAACCTACTACTTCTTTTCCTTTCCAGTCAGAACCTACAACCATTATATCAGGAGAGGTGGATTCAAGCAAATCCTCCAACTCTTTCTTGGTGTCAAATACATGAACTACATCCACATACCTTATCGAGGCTAGCATTGTGGATCTGTCATGCTGCGAAAAAATAGGTCTCTCGGGACCCTTCATCTCTGCCACCTTCCTGTCGGAATCGATAGCAACGATGAGATAGTCACCAAGAGACCTGGCATACTTCAGGAGTTCGATGTGCCCTGGATGGAGCACATCAAAACATCCATTTACAAAAGAGATTTTCATTCGTTAGGTACATGAACAAGTTTCTGAATCTCGGGAAGATACATCCATTCAATATCACTATTCTTCAGTGTCTTTACAGCATCTTCAATAGTTTCTACCAAAGGATCACCGCCAAGATTGAAAGAAGTGTTGAATAAGATAGGAACTTCACTCAACTTTTCAAAAGCATCAATGAGATTGTAGTAATGCTCATTCTGCTCTGGGGTTACAGTCTGAATCCTGCAAGTGTTGTCAACGTGGATAACAGAAGGAATCTTCTCTTCTACACCATCATGACACTTGACAGCATACATCATGTGGGGAGTTTCGTCACGGCCAGCAAGATCGAACCAGTCATGAACTGCTTCTTTCTTGATAGAGCAAGCAAAAGGACGGAACCATTCACGATGCTTGACAGCATTGACATGATCTTTACCATCCTTGATAGTAGGATCAAACAGAATAGATCTGTTGCCAAGAGCGCGAGGACCGCCTTCTGAACGACCTTGGTAAATGGTTACGATGTTGCCTTTACGAATTAGTGCAGCAACATCATCGTAAGAAGTGTCGGTAACTTCTAGTCCCTCTAGATCTGCTTCATAGGTAGAAGGATCATATTGAGGACCATAGTAAACAGACTCTTGCTTATTAGGCTTCTCTGTCTCTTTCAGTTTATTGTAGACATATTTGGCACCACCGATTGATGTTCCTCCATCATGCGAAATGGGTTCGCAGTAAATATTCAGATCAGGGAACTCCTTCCAATACTTGTAGTTTGCAACGCAGTTGAGACCATAACCACCACAAACGACAATGTTCTTTTCACCAGTTAATTCGTGTGCTTTACGAATCAACTGAACCATACGATCGGAAGTTTGTTCCTGGATCTTGTAAGCGAGATCTTTTTGAATATCGGTATATTCACCTTCCTTATGATCCTTGATATCTTCTTTTAAGATGGGATAACGAGCAACATTAATAGCTGCAGCATTAGGATATGTAGGAATAATAAGATCTCGATTACCCCACTCGCCATTGAAGAATGATGGCAAGTCTTCATTAGGTTTGCCGTATGGAGCAAGACCCATAAGCTTGCCTGCCTCAATGGCAGGGAATCCACAGTATTGAGTTACTGCTTCATACATCTTGGTATGACCAGGATATTCTGTGATGAAAATATTTTCATCTGCTTCCTGCATACCAATTGCTTGTTTAGTGCCGACGTGCTTAAACACGGTGTCGAAATCACCAGGATATGATGCATTGAAAATGGTTTCAAATTCATAGCAAGTGTCTTGAATCTCACCAACTTGTAAGAAACTTCCAGCACCATCAGCAATTACGCACGCAGCAGATTCAAAACCAGAGTTATAAAATCCACATGCGGCGTGCATCTCATGATGAATGGTATCAATGAAATGAGTTTGAAACTCAAATCTTTTTCTGGCTAATTTTCTAACCCATCCCTCATAGGCATCTTCACCAGACCAATCAAGAACTGGACCATGGCGGTGTGTGTGGCAAACAACCAAGTGATCGATATGATCAACATAATCAAACACTTTCTGAAGACCTAATAGAGGAGAACCATCATACTTAAAACGAGATAGTCTTTCTTCTTCTAGGTAAAATACTACTTCACCGTCCACAAGCAAAGTCGTACTCCCGTTATGACCACGGGCGATCGATACGATAACAGACATTAATATACCTCAACCAATTTTTACATTTGACGAGAACCCTTTCTTGCTTGGTTCCAAAGCAGGAATTTTTACGCCGCTATTTGCAGCTTCCAATTCAATTGAATTTTTTTGTTTTTGTACTGGTGCCTCTGGGGGACAAGTTGGGCATTCTTGTTGCTCTCCAGTCCACTCTTTTGGAAGAACAACATCTACTGATGGTTTGCGATAATACTTATTCATAAGTTTATCTACGGACTTCATAATGACTTCTTCAACTTTGTCATTCATTGCCATGATTCCATCATTAACTCTTGCTGATTCCTCGTCGGGAGCAATACGAATAGGATCATAAATTCTCAATCCTTCTCCCATATCAAGAACTTCAAATGTCTCCTCATCTGGATAAGAAACATTTTCTCCAAAAGTAGATCCCATTACCGCAACGGTTGGTGTTCCAACAGAGTATGCAATGTGTTGTCCCAAAGAATCACATCCCAAGAAAAGATCTGCCTCCTTGATAATACCAGCCCATCCCCTCAAAGGAACATTATTTCCTGCTGGGAATGAAATGGTGTCGCGGAGTCCTTCTTTCTCAAAATCAAACGCAAACTCTGACATTAGAATTACAGAATACTTTTTCTGCAAACGTTTGATAATAGAAACTACATTATTAAATTCGAAACTTCTGCCAGAAGGATCAGTAATAATATTGCCTGCAGTTTGAACTCCTCTACCAAAAGGTTGGAACACAACCGTTTTTGGTTTCTTTGTTTTTTGTCTTACTTCAGCAACAATAAACTTTCCGTTTACTTGCTCTTCCTTGGAAAGTTTTAAAGTTGGTTTTGGTAATTCTCTAACACCTTTGCCGTTGATTTCGATATCAAAGGCTTGAGATAAATTACACTTTTGATTGTAGTATTCCCAAACCCTATAAGGTTCTGGAGTACAAACATCGGTATTGATAATTTTGTCTCGGAATAAATTCTTATGCCAGTTGTCATACACTTTACTATAAAGTGTTGGATGACCTTTAAAGAAATCTGTTCCTCCTTCACAGACAATTACGAAATCTTCGTCTGGATGTTCTTCTTGATATTTTTCAAAAGCGGGAATGGAGCAAAGCACACGTCCAGCACCACCATTGATAAAAAATGATTTAGGTCTCATAACTCAATCACTAATGATTTATATGCAATTATTTAGGTGGTCACAAAAGGGCGGTTAAACGCACCACGCAACCCAAGAATATCTTGTCCCTTTAGTTATGGGAGTAACTTCATGAGGATACAAGAATACTGATGGAAATGCTGCTACCTCACCCTTTTTTAATTCTACCTTATGGTCATTCCAAAAAAGTAGTTCTCCACCTTCATAGTCTTCATTCAAAACTCCGATGATACTAGTGACTGGAATGCCACGTAGGTTTCCATCAAACATATCATGAATGTGATCGTGATGTGGTTTGATACTATCTCCTTCAGAATATTTGTTGAACTTGATATTTGAAGCCACAGACCAGAATAAATCTGAATTTGTATTTTCTGGTTGGTGGTATTTGGTGTGATATGCTTCCAACAAATTTTGGATCAATGGATATATTTTGCCAGAAGCAGTATCATCTTTCAAAGTTTGAAAGTCTGCCTCTTCTATATTCTGTTTAAGACCAGCATCATACCACTTGTGATCCTTCCATGGTCTCTTATCAATACGAGCAATAATCTTATCGCATAATTCATCAGGGATTAGTTTGTATACGAATATGTGATCACGTAGATCGGGATATTTAAGCATAAAAAAAGAGGGTCTTGCGACCCTCTCATTATATCATATCTTTAAATCACTGTCCGTCTGTTGCTTCGTCATTTAGAAGACCATCGGGATCTACATTATAGTCGTAGTCTTCGACGAGTTCCGCAGTAGGATCGTTGGGGAAAGGAATCATGTGAGCATCGATTCCAGCAAACTTGGTATATAGATCTCCCATTTCTGCAATAAATGCTTCTGCAGCTGCAATTTGATCTGCAGTTAGGTTTGCTCTACACTCATCCAGTCTTCCTTGAGCACCAGCAACAACATTGTCTCTTGCTTCTTGATGTGCCTCTAGATCGATCCATGGTTGGAACCATCTGAAAGGTGTCTTCCAAGCATTAGCTTCGAGATCATATCCAATTGATTGAGTATCGTATGTATGATCTGGACCTTGTGGATCTGGTCTCTTGTAATAAACTTCTCCAGCATTAGGATGTCCTGCTGGGAAAGCATATTCTTTTTGAGGATAACCAGCTGCTTCGCCAGTATCTTTCCCGATGTAAATGGAAGCAATAATTGCATCCACATCATCTTCGCCAGGCGAGAGTAGAACTGCTGTTTGATCTAGACCTGCTCTTACTCTAGCTTCGTCTGCTCTATCTTCTGCATTCCTTGCAGGAATAAAGGATTGAGCAACCTGAAGAATGCCAGATGCGTTATCTACAAATACCCATAGATGAGAAGGACCTTCATAAGTCCATTGAGCAGTCAAACCAAGATCATTGGTTTGTGCTAGATATTCATCTGGTTGTGCAAATGAAAATGTTTTGGTAATATTCGCCATTGGAGTAACCTATATTCCTGTTTTAGTAATATTTATAAAGAGAGAAATTAACGAGAGATGTTCGGTTATCAATAACCAGCTTCTGATTGTTTGTAAGAAATTCTTACCATTCCAGGATTGCCCTGCTGACCGTAGCAACAACCGCCACCACAAACCCAAGCAGATTGAGCGCCAACACCAGGAATATAGTTTTTATCGGAGTAACCTCCACCCCAACCAAGTTGAGTCATTCCATAATGGAATTGGCAATATCCACATCCAGTATTAGAACATTGTGTTGCTGGAAGCCATCCGCCTTTACCATTTACTAGACCACCTGGATAAGGAAGCAGTTGCTTGTTCCAGCAATGGTTGCTGACGCACCACATTGATCCAACTCCAGGGTTTCCGTAAGCGCCACCATCAGCACCATAGTATAGAGCACAAGGACCATTGCAGCAAACATTGCAAAGAGTTGCCCAAGTACAGCAGCACATGTTGCAGCAAGAACAACCAGCATGACCACCATCAGCACAGAAATTGGAAAGATTGAATCCAGTGATAAATGTCTTTCCTCCTGGGTTTCCACAAGAAGAAGTTGATCTAGATCCTGGTTGGCCAATTTCGATTGAATATGCACATCCAGGAACAACTTGAGTTCCTGTTAGTTTTTTGAATGCATATGCTCCAGAAGAACCAGGAACACCACGGGTACAGCAACAACCAGCTCCGCCGCCGCCACCAGCGCCCCAGATTTCGAAAATGATATCGGTAGTATTGGCGGGAACTTTCCAATCAGGATAATCATAGTATCCATAGTTGGAAGTATATCCATCACATGTAGCACCACATTGTGCCGTGATGTACATTACTTCATATTCCTTTGATGGATATGGTGGCAATTTAGTTACAGGATCAGCAGCTGCCAATCCTTGAATTGAGTCAGTTGTTACAATCCCAAGTAGATCTCGTAAATTAGACATTGGTTACTTTCCTTTATAATGCTATTTAGTTACAGAAGTGATAAGCACAGTTTCTATTGACACCCATCCAGCAGGAGCAGTAGGTAATTTTAATGTATCCGCCCATTCCTCTATATCCATAACAGCATCCACCACCGCAGGAAGTTGCTGATGGTCCACCCACTCCAGGTAATGTGGCGTTGCAGTTAGCACTGAAAGCCCAAGGTGTTGTTCCTTGACAGAATGTCTGTTGATTAAGGCAAGCATTACCTCTAACGTTAGACATCAGGTAACCACCTTTCTCGTCAATCAATCTTGGTGGATACTTCAGACCAATCTTCGCATAGCAGTTATCGGATGTGTTGTATGTTCTGAAGAATCCAGGTCTTCCAGGGATATTCTCATCTCCACCATATGCACAAGCACAGTCGGTAGAAGGAGACCAACCTCCACAACCATTAAAGTAGATTCTATCCTGACAACGGAATGTAGTATCCCAGAATGCATAGCAGCAGGTTTTTCCAGGAAGACCTCCTTCTACACAGAAGTTGGATAGATTACATCCACTAATGTAACTCTTACATCCACGGATACCGCAGCAACATGCAGAACAGCAAGTAGGTTCTGCTACCTTAAGGAAGTAGCACCAGCCACCTTGAATCTCTGGATACTGTAAAGTCTTTCTGGAGTATGCACCAGAACCACCAGGGATTCCTTGCATACAGCAGCATCCGCCGCCACCAGAACCGCCACCACCCCAGATTTCGAAGGTGATGCTGGTAGTTCCACATGGAACACACCAGAATTCCATGCAGTAACCGCGATAGCTACTATCACAGCTTAAGTTACAGTAAGGAGCAAAATTAAAAACTTTACCGTCTCTTACTTTATCGTAACTACCAAAAGTAGCGGCAGTATCTAATACTGTAGAGTCGAATTCTCTTCCTAATAAACTTCTTAAATTTGCCATTTTTTTATACCTTACAGAACCAAGTTACCTTAACAAGACCTGCTGATCCATGCGAAGAACAGCAGCAACCACCGCCATATGTGGAAGAAGTGAATCCACCTTGTCCAGGAGGTCCGTTTCTGAAGCAGTCTCCAGATGTACCGCCATTATTTCCTTGAGACCAACCTGTTTCAGTTTGTCCACAAGTCGCCATAGTATGAATTCTTTGGATATTGAAGGTTCCGAACTTACCATCTTGATATGGTGCCATTGGCGTGGAGCTCTTCCAGAAACACCAGTTACCACAGTCTTGGCAATCCATTTGACCGTAGCTTCCTACTTGACCCCAATACTCTCTGCCAGCTTCACAGCAGTAGTCTCTGCATTCTCTTTCTTCGTAATACTTATCACACTGCCATCTGCAATGTGGAGCACCTGTTTGCCAGTTCATACGGAACTGACAACCAAATCTGGAACTACCGCCACCGAAGCAGCAAGCGTAACCATGGCAACCGCCACAAGCACAGAAGTTGTTTAAACCAGGACCAACAACAAAAGACTTACAACCATCAAAACCACCGTTACCAGGGTGTCTACAAGTAACAGAACCTGCACAGAAACAATAGCAGCAACCATCCAGATGATTAGCTCCTAATTCTCCAGCACATAAAGTAACTTTGTTGTACTGACCAGAATAGCCAGTAGTACCATGCATACAGCAGCAGGAACCGCCGCCGCCTCCGCCGCCACCCCAGACTTCAAACTGAACCTTACAAATGCAGCAGCATGGAACACACCAAGAAAACTCTTGCCACGCATAGTTGTGGCTGCTGTCATATTGCCAGCAGTGTCCACCTCTCCACCAGATTTGGTGAGCATTTTGTGGTCCGTAGTATGTAGCTACTGGTAAAGCGTCCGTTGACGCTACATCTAATAGATCTCTTAAACTTGACATAGGTCTATCCCTCCTTATTCAGATGAATTAGTTAGAAAGAATCGACCAACCATAAGAAGATCCAGTGTAGATTAATTCAAGTGAAGCATTTTTAATATCAAAATCTAGGTCTTCTGCTAGGTTAGCAATTTTGTTGCCGTTTCTAGCAATGATTGCCTTGGTTACCCCACATTGTCCAGCAGCATCAATTAGATTGATTCTATCTCCCTGACGTGGGTTTGCGGGTAAAGTAAGTGTGAGTTCTGAACCAGCGGTAGTATCGATCAGAAGAATTTCTCCTGATAAAATACTATGGTTTGCTGTAATAGCCACCGTTGTTCTGGTATCTGTAACTTCTGATAGGTTGCGTCCCATTGTTCTTAAGTCTCCTTTGTATTATTTATCAAGCGTCTTCTTCTACACCGTAAACAGAAATGCTTACGTTTGCAGTGTCTGAAAGTGCTACAAGAACTTTATTTGATTGAAGAGCAATACCAGTTCTTTCTAGAACACCATAACCAGCAATTTCTGCATTGTATTCAATGTACTCTGCTGCTGTTGGTGTTCCGCTAGCCGCTAGTGCCACACGAACGCTGACGGGAGTAGCGTTCGTGTTTACGACGTTGAAATTCAAATAGGAAACCGTGTCAGCGGGAACCTGATAAATTGTAGTTAGAGTATTTGCTTGAAGGGAAGCTTGTGTCCCCAGAATTCCAGAAGCCATTGTATTCTCCTTAAATTTTTTTGAAAATGCGAGTATTTAGTAGTATTTATAAAGAGGGGATCACATTGCTCCCGCCCAGAAAGTGAATCCTTTCGTCTTCGTTTTGGTGTCAACGTAAGTCTTAACTGCTTTCTGTGTAGGAACTTTAGCGTTGCTATTAGCAGATAGTGTAACGTCACTTGAGAATTCATTAATCGATTCACCGATTTGAGCACCGATAGAACCAAGTCTCAAGGATGTTAGACCAGATAGGTCGAAGGACGATGCGTTCAGGGTTGTGCTACCAGTTGCCTGGTTAACTCTGAAGTAACGACCAACAGTAAAGTTACCATCTTGGTCAGTCGATACAAAGAATACACGACCTGGGAAGTCTTCAGTAACTTCGTTTCCAGGAGCGTTATCTACAAGAGGTAGACCTGGGAAGTTTGTTTGTGTCTTACTTCCAGTACCAATGTTCAAGAAGTCATGACCAGTTAGACGAACCTGTGAATACAGATATCTAATCTTGGTGTTTTGACGATCATATGTTGGGGTTGGCTTTGTTTCTGCAAGAACAACAGTGGTTACACCAGTTGTAATTGCATCGGAAGAAACAACCTGCATGAATTCCGAATCAACTCTGATATAATCAGAAGATAGTGTGCCAGTATTTGATTCTACTAGGATGACTGTCTCTGTAGCATCAAGATCTCTCAAAGTAGTTGTTTCATTAGGAACCTTAATTTGAAGAGCTCTTACAGTAATGCCAGAGTTATGTGGAGCTGCTGTTGTTCCTTCAACTCCTCTAACAACCTCAACTGTTGTTGGTGTTGGGAATGAAACAACTTCCATCATTTCGTCATCAACAATTACATAACCACCAGTGTTGATGCCAGTAATTGAAGAAACGCTAATCGTTGTAGTGACTGCATCTGATACAGGAGCAGTCAACGAAACTGCCGTACCAGTCTGATATCTGATAACGGTTCCTAGACCATCATGTGCCACTGCAGTGGAACCTAAAAGTCCTCTGGTTACTGTCAACTCTCCCTCACCTCTAGAAGGATTGTATGAAGAGTTAGCAACTACATAAGTGAATGGATCTGCACCAGCTCCACCAGGACCAGTTACAAATTCAATCGAACCACCAGTTTTTGGTGCCGAAGTTAATCCACCAAGAACATATGTAAATCCATTAACACCTTGTTGTGCATCGGAGTTGTTTACGAGAGTTGCAAAAGCGCCAGAATCTTGACCAGTAACAACTTCATTCTGGGTGAAGTTTCCTTTTAATGGGCGGAACAGAATTTTATCTGCCGAAGGCTGGAAACTAGTTACCTCACCAACAGCACCTGAAGTGCCGCCAATAATTCTTTCTCCACCTTCGAAGGATGCACCAGTTGAAAGAGTGGTGATATCGTAATTAAGTTCTAGACCATCGATAAATCCATCTAGAGTAGTTTCGTCTTGGTTGAATCCAGAGGAAATAATTCCGTAAGTACCCCAAGAAGAGTTACCAGCAAGAGATCTAATATTACCACCACGGGTTGCAACATATGATGCGAAAGCATAGTAGGTGAACGAAGAAACGATTTCGGAGTTACCATTATTTGTAATCCAGAAACCGATACCGCCCGTGTCGAAGATTTGTGTGAACGAGTCAAATAGCATTGACTTGTTAGAAGGTGTTGGAGTTCCTTCCCACTTCTTATGAACGTCACCATCAACAATAGCTCCAACACCAGTGTCGGAGAATGCAGAACACTGTGAAATGTATGGTGACTTGGTTGTTGGTGAGTTGGGATTCAAGCGAAGGAATACACCACCAATGGTTGCCGTGTTTAGGTCTTTAGGATCAGAACCAGATTGTACAAATCCATTCATACCATCCATTACAAGGTCCTTAAGCATGGACTTGTTGGACATGTAGAACATCGTCGAATTCTCGTTGAGAATTGGAGATACGGAACTGATGGTGATATCAACATTACCATTTTCAAATAAGTCTGATGTAGTCCAAACGCCACCAGTAATAGGA